ATAATCATATTGCACGGAAGAGGTGTAATAACTACGAAAAGGAGATGAAAAACGTGTGAATTTCAACGAAAACGGTGAAGAATTATACACAGCGTGTGAGGTAGGGCTTATCGGTCAGCTTGCCGAGGAATACGTCACAAGCTGTCGAAGTGCCGACAAGAGCGGTGACAATGAAAGCTCTTCAAAGAAAAAGACGGCAAAATTCCCTAATTTAGCAGGATTTTGCAGATACCTCGGTATCAGCCGAGAAAAGTATGAGCGTCTTTCAAAAAAATATCCGGAAGAGTTCGGTGAGCTTGAAGCGATACTTGAGGACGAGGCATTGAACTCCGACGTTTCTGCCTCGGTCCTGACCGCTTATCTCAAGCGACGCTTAGGATACAACGAGAGCGAAAAGAGCGAAAAGACCGAGCTTGATACGGGACAGATGCGTCTTATTTTCGAGCACGATATTTTTAAGGACGGTGAGTAACGGTATGGAAAAGGAAATACGCATCCCCGGTATACCGAGCGAAAAGCAAAGACAGTTTTTTGCTTCCCGTGCCCGTTTTACCGCCTATGGCGGAGCAAGAGGAGGTGGGAAATCGTGGGCACTTCGCCGCAAGCTCGTGGCTATGTGCCTGAGATACGACGGCATTCGCTGTCTACTTGTACGAAGAACTCTGCCCGAGCTTAAAAGCAATCACGTAATTCCCTTCCTTCGCGAATACGGCTCTTTTATGAGCTATCACGAAGCCGATAGATGTCTGTCCTTCAAGAACAAAAGCAAAATATATCTTGGCTACTGTGCTGCTGACAAGGATGCACTGAGATACCAAGGGCAAGAATACGACGTTATCGCCATCGACGAGGCAACGCAGCTGAGCGAATACAGATTTCAAATTTTCAAGGCCTGTCTGCGTGGCGTGGGTGAATTTCCCCGTCGTATGTATCTTACCTGTAATCCCGGTGGGATAGGTCACAGCTACGTAAAAAGACTTTTTGTTGACCGAGATTTCAGAGCTAACGAAAACCCCGACGATTATGCTTTTATCCCTGCTCTCGTATTTGACAACAAAACGCTTTGTATGAGTGACCCCGATTATATCCGCTCTCTCGAAACACTTCCCGAAAGGCTGCGTGACGCGTGGCTGTACGGAAGGTGGGACGTATTTGAAGGACAGTTTTTCCCCGAGTTTGACAGTGCCGTCCACGTGTGCAAAAGCTCTGCTGTCCCAAATAAAATCAGATATTTTGCCGCTTTGGATTACGGCTTTGATATGCTCGCGGCTCTTCTTCTCGGCATCGACTCGGACGGAATAATTTACGTACTAAAAGAATATCTCTCCCCCGGCCTTACCCTTTCAGAGGCGGCAGAACAGGTCGCTCTTCTTTGTCGGGGATATGAGGTTGAGTACGCGGTTGCATCGCCCGACCTTTGGAACAGACGCCAGGATACAGGACGCAGCGGCTTTGAAATAATGCAAGCGGTACGCGGTATGCCACCCCTTATTTGTGCCGACGACAGACGCATTGCGGGCTGGAGAGTTTTAAGAGAATATCTTGCTTCTAAAAACTCGCCGCCCAAACTAAAGATCTGCTGCAACTGCGGCGAGCTTATCCACTCTCTGCCCGCCCTTTTGTGTGACAGTATTCGGCCCGAGGACGCGGCAAGTGAGCCTCACGCCATCACTCACGCCCCCGAAGCACTTCGCTATGCCGTTATGAGCAGAATCTCGCCCCCCGAGCTTGAGGAAGGCTTTATTCACGGTTTCACCTTTTTATCGTCCAAGCCACGAAGATCTTACGATTTGTAAAATCTTACGATTTGTAAAATCTTACGATTTATAAAATCTTACGATTTATAAAATCTTGCGATTTATAAAATCTTACGATTTGTAAAAAACGTCTCTTCCCTGCAAAAAAAGAAAGGAGACCTGTTGCACGCTTTTGCCGAATAGGTCTCAGAAGGAGAAATTTTTATGTCAGTTTTTAAACAAAAGCAAGCCATTTCTTCTACTGAATTCAAGGGTTTCGAGGGCATTTGTGCGACAGCTCCGCACAAGCACGTTCCCTCGGCTGCCGATATGGTAAACTTTCGGGTGCTTGAGGATGGCTCTCTTCAAAAAAGAAGCGGCTTTTATTGCATAGCCGAATGCGAAAAGGACATTCGGGCTGTCTGGTCAGGCTCGCTTGAGAACGAGCAGGTGACCTTTATCGTCTGCGGTGACGAGGTTGGCAGAGTTGACATTTCGGGAAAGGCACTCGTTTCTCTCGGAAAAATAAGCACCGAGAGCGGAAACGCAAAATTCATCTATTTCAAGTCCCAGCTCTTTCTTATGGACGAATATTCCTTTTACAAGGTCACTCCCAACACTCTCAAAGAGGTAACCGCATATGCTCCGCTTTACGGAAAGCTTTGGGGCGTTGCAAAAAAAGGCACGGTATACGAGCCCTTAAATCTTGCCACAAGGCATATAAGAATGAGCTACCGCGTTGATGAAAGACTCATTTATCTATGCGTCGATCACGTCATTTCATCAATAGATGCCGTGTACGTTGACGGCGAGGAGGTAACAGACAAGAGCAGATACTATTTCGACCGCTCGCTTATGAGTGTTTGCGTTATGGGTCTTGAGCTTGGACAGATAGTTGACCTGTATCTCACCATTGACGAGAATGAGTTAGACCTTCAAATTCTTTCCTCGTGCAAGCTGCACACCGTGCTCGGTGGATATACCGATTCTAAGCTTTACTTTTGGAATGGAAAACACGAAGGCGTTATGTATTCCTCACGCTCGGTAAATAAGCAATCCTTATGGTCATCAAGCTTTATTTACGGAGAAACAATACCGCTTTACGTTCCGCTCGACGCTTCCTTCGCGACCGAGGACGAGCCGAGAAAAATCCAGGCTGTATGCCGTCACTATAACCGACTTCTCGTTTTTACCGACGAGAATACCTGGATGATCGACAACTCGCTTGACAGCACGAATTTTTTAAGCGGTGCGATTATGATAAATTCATCGCACGGCTGTACCTCGCTCGGAGCTGCCGTCGCCTGCGGAAACGATCCCATATGCGTTAGTGACGGAGAGATACTTAAATGGACTGCTGAGACAGATGACCTCAACGAGTGCAACGCGTATAGTATATCGTCAAAAATAGAGCCCTTTCTCAAGCCGTCATTCTTCAAAAACGCGAAGATTTTGCTTGACAAAAAGCACTCCGAGCTTCTCTTTTACGATCCGTTTGATGCGGACGGGCTGGTCTGGATATACAACTACAAGACCGAAAACTGGTACAAGCTTGGCGGAATAGGTGCTGACGAGCTTTTCCTTTGCGACGGCAGTCTCGGTTTTGTAAAGGGCTCCGCGATATTCCTGTTTGACAAAAATCTCTCGCACGACGTTTGCGAGGGTGGAGCTGAGCGTGAAATAATCGCAATCTTTGAGAGCAACGCGATCGACCTCGACGTATATTCCAACAAAAAAAGACTCGCGGGTATGACACTTAACGCAAGCTTTTGCGGGGGAAGCATCCGTGCGGATTATCTCAGTGATTCAAGCGAGATAAGCTCTATTGTGCTAAAGGACGACTGCTCGTACCCCACAAGCTTTATAAAGCGGCTCAATTCACCGAGATTTTCTTATCTCACCTTACGCTTAACGGCGGCAGGAGATGCTACACAGAGGATCTATTCCACGAGCATCTTTACAAAGCTCTGAAAAATAAAAATACTTTAGAAAGGTAAAGGACAACCAATGAACAAAAAACACAAAACAAAAGCCTTCCTTCAGTACGAGGCAGGAAAGGAATATAAGCGAAAGATAGGGCTCTACAGTACTGTTCGCACCAACGAGCGTTTCTATCGCGGAGATCAGTGGTACGGCACGAGTACAGAGGATCTTCCAAAGCCTGTGTTCAACATTATAAGGCGAATCGCAGACTATCTTATCTGCTCGGTAGCATCGTCGGACATCTCTATCCGATACACCTCAGAGGATATTCCCTTCTTCGAAAGAAAGAGCGAAGCCGAAGCACTCTCGCGCTGTCTTGAGGGCATAAACAAAAACGCGGCATACCGCTGGGAAAAGAACGGTATGAGCCGAAAAATTTATGATGCACTTACCGATGCCGCAGTCAGCGGAGACGGAGTTTTCTTCTGCTACTGGGACGCCTCGGCAAAGGGCTCTCACGAGTTTACGGGCGACATCGCGACCGAGGTCATCGACAACGTAAAC